GAAAGTTGCAGAGCATATTTTTCAACCTATGCGCGAGCATTTCGGGCGCCCTATATTCGTGTCGAGCGGCTATCGCTCCCCTGAGCTCAATGTTGCGATCGGCGGCTCGAAGCGCAGCCAGCACGTGGAGGGAAGAGCACTCGACCTTGACGGAGACGTATTTGGACATGTGTCGAACAGTAGCATATTCAACTACATACGAGAGAACCTACAGTTTGATCAGCTCATTTGGGAGTTTGGTGATGAAGACAATCCTGATTGGGTTCACGTGTCTTTCGTTTATGATGGTGTTAATCGTAAGCGGTGCCTCAAGGCTCTGCGAGATGATAACGGAAAAGTGTACTACGAAGTAATGTTCGGCAAACAACTCTAATACCATGCCACTAGGATTATCACTTTCATTGTCTGGCGGGGCGCTAGATTCAGCCCAAGCGGTTGAGGGAAACAGGGCTGCGTCTTTTTCTGATACTCAGGCCTGGCGCTTTGACGGGGCATCTCAAGCTTTTACCACAGTATCTGCTCCAGATTTCTTTAGCGGAAGTGGTGTTACATTTTCGTTCTGGGTCAAGGATGATGGGATCGCAAGCAAAATCTTTATTCAGCAAAGAGCTAGTGACAGCGAGCGATACCGCATCGGGTTTAGTGGAGGATATCCACTGTTCCAGAACTACGCTTCAGCTGGAAACAGCACGTTTCTTGCAGGCGCAACAATCAGCAACGACACATACACTCACGTTTGTTGGAGCATAGACATTTCGAGCACATCAAACTTCTTGGCTAACACGAAGTGTTATCTCAACGGGGTTGACGCTGGTAAGTTTTTAGGAGGTGCTGCAAACAGCTGTGCCAGTTTAGACTTTCAACACGGCAGCACTCACTTCGTTGGTCTCGCCGATGCAGCAACATTCATTCATATTGATGAATTAAATGAGTATGCTGTATGGGATGTTGCTATGACTGCAGCTCAGGTTACTGCTCTGTACAATAGTGGTGCCGCCCTGGATCTTTCAACAAACAGCGGAGACTACAATGTGTCTTCTGATCTTCGGTTCTGGGCACGAGGCGAGGAAACCATTGGAACAAACGCTCCATTCTATTCTTGGACAGAGTCTAGTAGCAATGGTCTTGCTATGTATGCCTTTGGGAACGTCAGTCAAATAACAAGCACCCTTTAATATGAGTCATTTTTCTGAATACAGATATATTATTGTCCCGTTCTCTGATATCACAGATCAGATGGCATCTGACTCTGTAGAGGGCTCAAAGGATTATCTCAGACACTCTGTTGCGGGTGAGGATAGATGTGTTCTAAAGTATTACGTAGGAAGCAAGCCGTCCTCAATGACGGGTATTGATTCGTACACACACAGTCAGATTCTGGCCATCCTCGAAGATGAGAGTGGAGATTGGTTCAACCCTGACTCTGTTTTTGAACTGCCTTCAGTCTAACGCCCTGTAAAAAGCCTGAACCAAGAGTCGGGCTTTTTGCGTTATAGCATACCTGACTCTGTAGTTGTACTTGGTCTCCTCCCTGAACAGATGATCCTCGTAAGTATCTGAGGGAGTGAGCTTGTCGAAGTGCTTGTACAGGTACCCCTTCTTCTGCAGAGGATAGATCACCCTGTTGGATAAATTGGTCTTATTCATGTCCAGCTCTCTGGATGCATGATCTATGGTGAAGAACTGCAGGTCGTATCCCCACAGTAAAAACTCTATGTGACTGAATCTCAAACCGCTAGATTCAATCATATTGTGTTTGACTTTCTTAAACTTCTTCAGATAGTTCCTCTTGATATATTTGCTATCTTGTACAGCAAAGTCACGGAACATCCTCTTCTTAGAGATCTTGCTCTTTGGCATTCGATTACATTAAAGACGCAAGATATGGAAGATGAATTTTTGATCGAGCTCCATAAGTTAATGCTCGAATACGAAGAGTTGATAGATAGGTATGAAATGAGAGGCAGACTTCTTTCTATATTTGCAGCGGGAATCCTTGACCCCATCGATGATGAGAACTCAACGATGAAGGCGTCATATAACTATATGATTGACAGCAAGGATGAACTGGACGTAATGCTTGATTTCATTTCCGACACCTACGAGGATCACCAGGGAACAAATGACCTTGAAGACCTCCTCGGGGGGTTGGGCATTTCATTGAACTGATGAACGGAGTTATTAGAAAGATTATTATTGGGAGAGATCCCAAGGACGCGATGGCGTACTATGTTGGGATGCGTGCGGGGTCTGGAGAGGTCAGCGCCATCGTTTTGGATGACGAACATTTGCATCGGTACGACAAGAAGCGGTACCTTGTGTACATTCAAAACAATGAAGGCCAGATGCTTTGGAAGTCTGTCGACGACATGCCATGCATTCTGGAGTTTGATCTAAACTTCTGATGACACGAGAGAATCTATACACGAGCGGCGATGAGTTTCTACTACCTAGCGGCGAGGTGTATGTAGGCAACTATCACGTTCACATCACAGGAGGGGCTATGGTTGGGAGGAGCCACGTCTCCACCCCCCATGACCGCCTCACGCCTTTGACCGAACAGGTCAGAGCTATGATCGAGTCCATTCAGGAACAACTTAGACAGAGACAGGATCAGGGGTCATCTACGATTACATCTTCCGTTAGCAGATCTTCTTCTAGCAGTTCTTCTTCTAGCAGTTCTTCTTCTAGCGGCGGCGGAGGATCTTCTTCCCCATCGTCAAGCTACTAATACAATTTAATGAGGACATTTAACTTCTTCGTTGTCGAGCTAAAGAAACTCGTCAACGACACAATCACTACGGACAGTGGACTCGAACTATACATCGATTCAAAACACGACGATATGGGAGAGTTCAACTACAGGGTCACCGAGGGACCCGTGGTGGCCTCCCCCTTCAAATTTCAAACTGGAGTCAGGCCTGGAGATACACTATACTTCCACCACCTCGTCGTCATGCAGGGAGGACAAGTACTTACTGGAGCTGACGATCACTACATCGTAAAGTATAACGAGGATGCAATCAGCAATCAGGCTATTGCATACAAGTGTCAAGACACTGGGGAGATCAGACCGCTTACTGGCTGGTCACTTCTTGAGCCTGTTGAGCAGGAGGAACTAAAAACAAAGTCTGATGTTATCGAAGTTGTCGAACTTAAAGAGAAGCTTCCTACAAAAGGTCGTGTCGCTTTTACGTCTAGCGGGATTAAGGAGCTTGGATTGAAGGTCGGTGACGTGGTGGGGTTCAAGGAGAACAGAGACTACCGCATCAAGATTGACGGGAAGGAATACTACAGAACTAGAATTGAAGATTTATTATACGTAGAAAATGATTGATAAAGAACAACTTATGGAGATCCTCGCCGAAGAGGAGGCTATTACTGCGGATGGATTTGATGACGCCCTGGTAGGGGTTACGTGTGGACCAAACATGGTCGCTGTATACGACATCAACAAGATGATTGAGATATTGATGAAGGAAGACATGAGTCGCGAAGAAGCAGTAGAGCACCTGGACTACAATGTCGTTGGATCATACGTCGGAGAAAAGACACCTCAATACATCAACTTTGTCACGGAAGAAGTTCACAACGGTTGAGGCAGCGAAGCGCCTGATGTCTTCGATGGAGGAGGCCATCAACAACATGATTGATGAGATTAAGAAGCCTGTCGATCCAGAAATCAACGGTAGCGCACGCAAGGCAGAGCTTCAGTCTATCAAGCAGACAGCCACAGATTGCAAAGAACTCCTCGTTGAAAGACAGCGTCTGGAGCAAATGATTAAAGACCTACAGACAGATGGAGCAATCGAAGAAGCAAAAGATTACTCGGGAGGATTTGCCGAAAGATATTCGAAGTGACTGGCAGGACATCGTATGGGAACGTAACAACATAGAACACAAGTTCTGGGAGGAATCTTGGAACGAAGAATAGAACGCCCCTGTAGCTCAGATGGATAGAGCAACAGCCTTCTAAGCTGTGGGCCCCAGGTTCGAATCCTGGCGGGGGTACAAATTAAATTACAATGGCTAAAGTACAAGTATCAACCTATCAGAAGAAGCAGGTCCGCCGTAAGGGTGTTCATGCCAAAACCAAGACCTCTAAGACGAAGTCGTCTAAGAACTATGTAAAGCGCTATGCTGGTCAGGGTAGATAACTACGACGAAGATGTTATCTCGATTTGTCCCAACGGTACGCAGGGTGAAGTTGTTTCAGTTGGTGATCTACACATTGCACTTCCCGCTCAGCCGCCCAAAGAAAAGATTTTCGGATATGGGGAGCCAGACCACATGCACGTGTGGAAGAGGCAGCCTATGCCTGAAGAGCTGTCTAGGATTAAGAGCATGGATGAGTGGGCCGAGACCCCCAGAGAGTTTCGAGAAAAGTTTCGTCCGTATATCGAGGAGGAGTTTCGACGTAGGCGTCAGGGCTTTTGGTTCTATAACAACGGTACACCTACGTATATTACGGGTCGGCACTATATGATGCTACAGTGGACGAAGCTCGATGTAGGGTTTCCGTACTACCTTGAGTTTCAGCGCGACATCTTTTTGCACATGGCTGCATGCGAGGCTGACCCCCGATGTATCGGGCAGCTATACACCAAGTGCCGCCGATCTGGATACACCAATATATGCTCCTCCGTCCTGGTGGACGAGGCTACGCAGGTGAAGGACAAGCTCCTTGGTATACAATCTAAAACGGGTAAGGACGCGCAGGAAAATATATTCATGAAGAAGGTTGTGTACATGTTTCGCAACTACCCCTTCTTCTTCAAGCCTATTCAAGACGGAACGACCAACCCCCGTATGGAGCTGGCTTTTCGAGAACCGTCTAAGAGAATAACCAAGAACAATAAGACTTCGCAGACGGGCGAGGCCCTTAATTCTGTAATCAACTGGAAGAATACCACCAACAATGCCTACGATGGAGAGAAGCTCCATATACTGTATCTTGACGAGGCAGGAAAGTGGGAGAAGCCTACCGACATCAGAGATGCCTGGAGGATTCAGCGGACCTGTCTAATTGTTGGACGTAAAATTGTAGGCAAGGCCCTGGTAGGAAGCACCGTCAATCCGATGGATAAAGGCGGTAAAGAGTACAAGGATCTTTGGAAAGACTCAAACCCGAGAGAAAGAAATGCTAACGGCAGGACTAGGAGCGGACTTTATAGGCTGTTTATTCCAGCTCAGAACTCTCTCGAAGGTTTCTTTGACGTCTACGGATGTCCAGTCATTGAAAATCCTGGTGATGATGTGCCTGGTATTGATGGTGATGTCATCGATCAGGGATCAAAACAATACCTGAAGAACGAGAGGGACAGCCTCAAGGACGACCCGTCAGAGCTGAACGAGGTTACTAGGCAGTTCCCGTTTACTGAGGATGAGGCATTTAGGGATAGCATCGACGGCAGCCTGTTCAACATCGGTAAGATATACCAGCAGGTAGAGTACAACGATGAGCTCTTCCCTAACCCTGTAGTCAAGGGCAACTTCGTATGGAAGGAGAAGGACAAGGAGGTCGTGTTCTCCCCAGACGTCAACGGCAGGTTCCGTGTGTCATGGATGCCTCCGCAAAGTCAGAGAAATGTCATCAGGATGGATCAGGGTAAACGTGTGGCTCCTCATGCTGACAAGGGCTGTGGGGGTGTTGACTCCTACGACCTAGACTCTACTGTAGACGGGCGAGGGTCCAAGGGGGCACTGCATCTGTACAACAAGTTCCACATAGAGAATCCCTCGAACATGTTTGTCGTGGAGTATGCCTCGCGCCCTGACTTGGCCAAGATCTTCTACGAAGATGTACTCATGTCTGCCTTCTTCTATGGGTACCCACTACTCGTTGAGAACAACAAGTATGGTATCGTAAGATACTTTGAATCAAGAGGTTACGACGGTTACTTGATGGACAGGCCCAATCATCTAAAGTCTGCCAACGCTAAGATCAACGTCAAGACCAAGGGCATACCATCAAACTCCCAGGACGTCATTCAGGCCCACGCCCAATCTATCGAGCAGTACATCTACGATCATGTGGGGGTGAACGGCAATACGGGAGACATGGGGAATATGTATTTCAACAGGACGCTAGAGGACTGGATAGGATTTAAGATCAACGACAGGACAAAGTTTGACTTGACAATTAGTTCTGGG